CAAATACCTGTTCATGAACAACTTTATCGTAGATTCTCATAGCCACGTTTGCGAGATTTGTTATGGACTGCGCCATATCTTTATGTCTTTATTTTAATTAGCTACATTTCAATATCAGCAGAATTAACCGCTTCTCTTATAGTATCCTGCAATTCTTTATCTGTTTTAGGTTTAAAATCTGCAGGTACATGTATATCAGGGCTAACCCCTGGCTGTTCAACATTTTGTACTGGCCTTTTGCCAGCTAATCTCTGTTTAACCTCCCAATCAATAATCTCATTCTTTTTCATCTGTGTAAAAGCTTCAACTTGAGTAAGGTAGAGTTTTTGATTATCCTGTTGCCATTTCAAAACTTCTTCATCTAAATATTTAGGCTTACCATCAATTCCATCCCAATCTTTTTCAAGTGTAACAATTTCAGACTTAATAATCTCTGCCTGTTTTTCTTTAAATGTCATTTGCTTTAATTCTTCCTGTTTTTGCTGCCATAAAGCTTCAGCTTGTTCTTGAGTTAAATATTGAGGTGTTTCTGGTTCTTTTGGCGTTTCAGGAACAAATACATCTTGTAAACGAGAAATAATTGCTTCTCTTTCTTCAAGTTTCTGTTCAAGTTCTTGAACTTTAGCTTGATCAACTTTAGTTTTAGCTTCTTCACGAGCTTGTTTAAGAGCAATATTGAGGTTACTAACTTGCTCTTGTAATTTGTTTACATCTACAGGTTCTTGTTTAGGAACCTCCGGTTTTACTTCCGGCGAAGATACATTTTCTGGTGCAGGCGCAGGTACTGCATCAATAACATCTTTAACCTGCTGGTTAACTTCATTTGATTCTAGCATACGATTTTAATTTACGAACTTATTAACGCGTAAGTCCGGAACGCGAAATATAAAAATTATTTATTCTCTTTTTCAAATTGTTTTTTAAGATTTTGTAAATTTTGTCTAGCTTGAGACATTTTACCTTGTTTAAGCAATTTCTTTGTTTCTCTATATCTTTTCATCCAAGTTTGTTCACCCATTGTTGATGAAACATATTCTTTATTCATCATTTTTTTAGCTAATTTATTTTTCATCATACTTGTTTTAATCGCATTAATTCCGGTTTGTTTAAAAGTTTCCATAACTTTACCGGCACCCATGACTCCTTTAGCAATACTTTTTACAAAATCTTTTTTATTAATTGGCATAGTTTTAGTTGTAAATTTTTTTATGTAATTCAAAATCAGCTCTAATTATTTTTCTCTTTTTTTTATAACCTTTATAATTACCTTCGCTTGTTACTTTTTGTCCACGAAATATACCAGATTTAGGTATTATAAATTGATGTTTTCGTCTTTTTTTAGCTCTGGGCATAATATTTATTGACTAAAATTTTCTTCCTGCCGTATATGCTCTTCAAAAAGATTTTTTATATCTTCATTATTATTTATATCTTGAATATTCTCTTGCATAAAAATCATATGAAGCTGTAAGTGTTCAGGCGACCATAATGCTTGTGGTGTTGGAGGAACTTCCTGACCTGAAAGCATTTGCATATTCTCTTGATTTGCAAGATCTGCTGTATCTTCAGGAGCTTGTCCTTCTGTGCGATGACTTTCTTTTTGTTTCATCATTTCTTGTTTATACTGTTCTTCCTGCATTTTCTTCATACGTTCAATTACATCACCAATATTTGAAATAGATAACTTTTCAAGTAAAGTTTGTGGATCAATAAGCTTAGCTTCAGCTAAACGCATTAATACTTCCTTTTTACTTTCTTCCGAATATGCTATTTCAGGAACAATAACCACTTTAACTTTTGCCGCTCTTATTGAAATAACACCTTGAGGTACTTGTTCTTTAGGAATACTACCACCAATAAATTTAATAGATTCACCATCCTCAATAATTTCTTGACTTGTTATAACATGATCTTCTATAAGTTCTAAAATAAACTCACCAGCTTGTTCTAATAATTTTTCTAGATTTTCAATAGGTTCAGCAACAGTTGAAGCATCAGCTGCTTGTAAAGCTTCTAATCCTCTACCAGAACTTACTTGTCCAGGGACACGACCTAAACTAGCCTCACGTATTCCACCTAACTCCTCAATCCAACGTTCTAAATTTCCTAAATAAGAAAATGGTGCTACCGGCAAAGGTGCTAAATTCATTTGCGCAGGCGCTACATTGCCTTTATAATAAATTTTTTCAGCACCTTTATCAGTAATAGTTGAAACCTCAACCCCTTGTTTAATAAGATATTTACCAGCAAGCATACGCTGTATATAACCTTCTATTTGTGAAGCTGTCTTATCAAGTGATTTATTAATAGAAATAAGAGGTTTAATCCAGGCACCACTATAAATTGAATTAGTTTCTTTCTCTGGATTATAAACAAATAAAGGATAACGCCGATAAGGTTTTTCTACTACTGAAACCAGCTGTTTTGAAATATTAGTAAATACTTTTATTTTAGCCTTACCATCTTCGCCTAAAAATTTAATCCATAATTCTTTAACAATAGCCGATTCCATATCTTTAGAACTACCAGTAGTATCAGTACCTCTCTTTTCCATTTCAAGCAATTCACCATACTGTGTTGCAGATTTTTTATTATCAGGTGTAATATTACCTTTAATAGTATAATTTTTATTATTTTTAATATCCGTTATTGGTTTTTTAAAGGCTTTAAAAAAATACCTGGCTGATTGAATATCTTTAGCATACGGATCAATTAAAATATCAAAAGTATCATCAACCCACATATCAATTTCATCTTTACCATTTTTTGAAATCATACCTAATTCCAAAAACCCAGCTGAATATTTTAAAGCAGATACTATTATATCGGTTAAATAAAGTGGAATTTGTTTTGTACGATAAATATACTGTAAAATTTTATTTTTTACTTGTGCTTCTTTTAATGATTCATCAGACGAACTATCTGGTTGAACTTCCCATCTTGGCTGTGAACGCTTAATAAAATTCTTTACTCCTCTGATTTGAGCTTTAATTTTATTAATTACACGCCGTACTTCACCAGAATTTGAAGGTATTGATTGTACTTTATTAATAGTTTTATTATAAACTACCCAATGATCACCTCTGGCAAAACGTTCGTTTAAATACCAATCACGATGATATTTTAAATACGACTTCATTGTATCATCAAATAAAGTATCAATAAAAACCGCAACATCATCACTACCTGGTTTAATATCACCTTGTAATGCTTTTAAATCTATCATATATTTTTAAAACTTTCAAAAATTGCTTTTTCTAATTCAAAATACGCTTGGGTCGTCAACGGGTAAAATATAGAAATTTTTTTATCACCAATCTTTTTTTCTGGAAATACAAGTCTTATATTATCTGAATTCAAACGAGAAAAAATAGCAATATTACCTAAATAAAGCCAATCATCAATTACACAAGAAACAAAACCAATATGTCCTTTATTAGGAATTAATTTTTTAATTTTTATCCTGCTCACCAACATACTCTTTTGTTTTAATACTAAGTAATTCTTCAGGACTTAATTCTTCTAAATCAATCAATTCATCTTCTTCTTTAATCTCAAATTTTTCATCATTAGGTATAGCTTGAACATATTCAGTTATATCTTTTGACTTACTAGCAATTACAAATTCACGAAAACGCTCTTTTTCAACTTTTTCTTTTTGTCGATCATTAAAATAAATATAAATTAATGTACCAATAAATAAAATTATAATTGTTATTAATTCAAACATACTATTTTTTTTGCGATATAACTATCGCACAATTAGAAGTTAAAAGTATACCAGCTGTTGAAACAGCATTTAAAATTTCATTCTTTACTACCTTAACCGGATCTATAATTCCTGTTTTAAAAAAATCTTCATATTTATCAGTTAAAGCATTATACCCTAAGCCATGTTCTAAAACCTTACCAACAACAGCTTCACCTGAAATTCCTCCATTATCCGCTATCTTTTTAAGCGGTTGAACAAGAGATTTCTTTACTATATCAATTCCCATAATAAATTCTTTTGATATTGGTTCACTCACTTTATTTGCTTTATAATTAATATCATCAATACATTTAAGTAAAGCAATTCCTCCACCTTCAACTATACCTTGTTCAATCGCAGATTTTGTAGCATTAAGTGCATCTTCAATACGATATTTAATTTCATTTTGTTCGCTTTCTGATGCCCCTCCGACCTTAATATTAGCAATAGATTTTGTTAATCTACCAAGCCTTATCTTAAGTTTATCTTTACGATATTCATCTTGTTCATTTTTTAAAAGTGCTTTAACTTCATCAATACGCTTACTTACATCACCATTAGCACCT